TTACACATCAACGACATGATAGAACGCATAGGTCGCAAGATCATATCAGGCGATGTGTTCGAGATGCCACATCTCAAAGATTATTGGCCGCTGGATGACAGCATACCTGTGGCACTGAAGAAATTCTATGTGGTGCAGGAAACAACCAGAGCAGCAGAGGGCTTTGCACCCACCTGGTGGCCACACCTGTGGCGTTGTAAATGCGTACCCATGGTGGACGGCCAAGAGTACAGGGAGATATTGGATGCAGATGCTGATGATACCGGATTGAATCCCAGTGCCGATGGTAGTAAAGTGAGAGATGGTATAAGTGCCTATGTGCAGAACATTGCCATCAATGAAGCTATAGTGCTACAGGCAGAAGCAAGTGTTCCCAAATCAGGATACAGTACTGCTAACCTGTGGGTATTACCCAGCAATGCTAATATCACTGGCAGTGGCAGCAGCGTCACCGCTGATAACACATATTATACCTCAGATTTGATCAAACTTACCGTGGATCAAGATTACGATAATCCAGCGTTTGCCATAGCTGGATACCTGGTAGGTGATGGTACTGCTCCCAACAATGCAAGTGTGTTGCCCAGTACCACATTCCCCAGCAATCCTTATAACGGACAATATGTATTGAGGTTGGATTATCTGCCACATCGGTTATTCAGATTCGATGGGTTCCGTTGGGTAGCTATACAAGATGCAGTAAGACAGGCTATGACAGGCACCAAGAACACCAGCCTCATGGGATCATTTGTCAATAACACCAACAAGACACATGTACGCAACAATGGTACTATCGATGAAAGGCAGACATTGAATTCATTGTTCACAACCATCACGCAAGCACAAGGACCCAGATGAGCCAGTTTTTTTATGACAAACAGATCAGACGTTTCTTGGAACAATTTGTCAGATACTTCAGTTATTTTGAGGTGGAATATGGGCAGGATCGTCAGGGCAATAAAGTGCTATATCGTGTGCCCTGCCGTTATGCAGATACCAATCGTAATGTGTCCAGCATACTGAAACAAAACTCAGACAATGCCATGAACAATGTTCCCATGATAGTGGTCTATCTGGACAACATCAGGTATGATCGCGACAGGGTGCAAGATCCCAGGTTTATAGATAAGAAAAGTTTCCGTACCAGCATACCCAACCAGGGCTCCGGCACCGGAGCTCAACAGGGGCAGGCATTCACGCTGGAACGATTGATGCCAGTGCCATACAGGTTGACTGTGAAGATAGAGTTGTGGACCAGTAACTTCGACCAGAAATTACAACTGTTCGAACAGATACTACCGCAATTTAATCCTGACATGGAGATACAAAATACAGATAATTACCTGGATTGGACCAGTCTCAGTTATATCCTGCTGACAGATGTGGCTTGGACCACCAGGAATATACCAGTGGGTACCGATGATCCCATAGATGTGGGCGCCATGACTTTCGAAGTGCCCATCTGGTTAAGCCTACCCAGTAAGTTGAAGAAACTGGGCGTGGTGTTACAAGTGATAACCACCATATATGATGCCATGGGTAATCCCAGCCAGGCCCTGGTAGACCAATCTGATCAGTTGGGCAACAGGCAATATTTCACACCTATGGGTTATCAATTGGTATTGCTGGACGGTGTGGTCACATTAGCTGCCAGATATGGGCCTGTGGCCAATGCTGCTGGATTAGATCCCACAAGTAGCTTGGCTGGTAAGATAGACTGGCATGTGGTGATAAGCCTGTTCGGAGAGATAGTGGATGGTGTCAGCATGTTATACCTGACGGATCTACAGACAGAAAATCTCATAGTGGGAACTGTGGCTTACGATCCTGTGGACCGTAGCAGGCTTTATTTTAACATAGATCCAGATACCAATCCTCAAGACAGCTTGCAACCAGTGTTAAGCATAGTGGATCCCACCAGCATGGCACCTGGAAACGGATTGATCGGTGCTGCTGAAGGACAGAGATATCTGTTGGTCAAGGGCATAGGCAATACTGATAATGATCCAGCAGATCAAAGCATCAAATGGTCAGGTGGTAATGTCAACCTGGTGGCCAATGCCAATGATATATTGGAATATCGCAACAGTACCTGGCAGATAGTATTTGACAGCACAGCCATAAACACTGTACAGTATGTGTCTAACCTGACCACAAACATCCAATATAAATGGACCGGGACCCAATGGGTCAAGAGTTACGATGGGTTGTATACTGAAGGTGCCTGGAGCATAGTGATATAATGAAACGCGACCGGAAAAACACTGTTCCAGATATAGTTGCAGTGGGTGGGCTGATATTCTGTCAGACTACCGGTAGATGCTTGTTCCTGCTGAGAGATCAAGACACTTACTCAGGTTGCTGGGGGCTCATGGGTGGACGACAGGAACCAGGTGAGAACATCATGCAATGCCTAAATCGTGAATGTCGCGAAGAAACAGGGCATCGTATAGTTTTCGATCAGATCATTCCAGTGGACCTATACCAGAGCGCCGATGAGCACTTCTGTTATCATACTTTCCTGTGCATGGTACAACGAGAATTTGTTCCTGAGCTGAGCACAGAGCACAGCGGATATGCCTGGTGTCCTGTGGATAGACCCCCACGACCACTGCATCCGGGCTTGTACAACAGTCTCAATGCCCGGATACTCAAAGATAAATTAGACAGCCTCAGATATGTCTTTGGAATTTAAGCTGGTGGAGAAAACTCTATCCAGTTGACAGTTGTTTCATCCCATGAATACATGTTACCATCTTCTGGCATCACAACAGGTGGTTCCCAGTAACATGTCTGTTCATTCAAATTCCAGCTGGCAAAGGGCCTGGGGGGAATGAAAGCATCACGTCCAGCATCATATGTGTAGCCCATGCCAGCATAGTTCTTGCGCAATGCCACGCCGTCGTCAGCTTGCCCATCAGGACCATAATGTACACCACCACGGGTGTTATAGCTGGTCTGGATCCATTTGGCAGGATCGCCCACTGCACCAGTATTGATGAAATCTTGGTCAGCGACGATAACCTGTGTCACCACATTTTCTTCGTTAATTTGTGCAAAATGTCCCATTATCGTTGTTCCTCTAGGTAAATGGTGTTAATACTATCTTCAAATGCTTTTATCTTTTCCAATGTTTCCAAGACCTCATCCCATGATGGACATGGTCTGGGGTCGTCCCATTGGCTGAATGTGTTGTTACTTATCTGGTATCTGGCACCTGGACGCAATAACGCGATAGCGATATCCGTACCATAGAATCTGTAAGTCTTATCTGTCATCATGCCTCTTTGGTAAATGCTTTACTTGTATAAACCCATCCATCTAGCAGATAAGGTTCGACTGGTCTGATTTCTTCTAGTTCCAGATCATATGGAACAAACAAGTTAACCTTATAACAGTTGTTTTCGGTATACCAAGCTGCATTGGGTCCATCTGTGGGAAAACTGCTTTGAGGAAATAATTCCCAATAATTGCCTACCTGGAATTGCGTAGGTGAGATTTGCTTTGCTATCAACATGACATCTATTCCTTATTGATTGGGTGGTGCTGCTGTGGGCGCAGTAGGTAAACTGCTAGTGGTATAACCACGGCTAGTGCCTCTGGTAACTCTGAACTCATCCACATATCCCAACATGGGCTGGCTGGCTGCGTTGCTCTGGTTGCCGATGGTAAAATCAGCTGTATTGACTGCCAGTGCTGTGGTACTCAATGTGCCGTTGGTCTGAGTATCCACGAAAGCATTGGCCAGGATGACACTCTGTACCACGTTGGCGCCGTTACGATAGACTGAAACATAGTTCCAGGTACTGATGGCTATGCTAGCCACCGCAGTTAATGTCTGTGTGGTTGCTGCACCGCTGGTACTGAATAATGTGGTTACCTTGCCAGTGGTACTCACGTTGGTTTGTACTGGACCGAAGTTGGCAGCAGCAGCTTTCTTGCTATAGATGGTCTGTAGCGTTGTCACGTTGGTGGGATAGAACCAGAAATCGATGATGAAATCACCGTTACCAAAGTCCCATATGGGACTGTTGGGAATACGCATAAATCCTACGCTCATCACTCCCACAGCACCTGTGCCAAATTTCTGGAAGCTGGTAGTGACTGACGGAATAGTTGCACCACCAGCTGCACCGTACGTGATGTTATTCCTGCCGGTGGCATCATACAATCCAGCTGTGTTGAAGTTACACATTAACACGGTGTCAGTGGCACTGGTTGTGACACTGGTATTGGGGTTTAACATTGCCGTCGGTGGAGTAAATGTGGGTACTGTAAAGCTAGTACCAAAATAAGGTGCCACTCCTCTGGTCATCCTGACGTCTGTGGTGTAACCGATAGTAGCAGTAGTCCTGACATAACTGCTGTTTCCCAATGTGAATGTGGGCAAGTTGTACACTGACACATCTGATTGCGAAGCTACCAACTGCCCATTCTGGAACACGTTGAGCGTGGTATTTTGCCTGGTAACAGCCACATGGGTCCAGCTGTTACCATATATGGGAGTCTGGACCGTGTTAGTAACTGTTGTGGCACCGTTAAACGTCTGTGCAACCACTCCGGTGGAACCGCTCACGCCGATACGCAGGCCTCTCTGGTTGGTATCTCCAGAATAATTACTAAAGAAATATTGTGTGGTATTGGTGTTGGTCAGCGGATAACACCAGAACTCGATGCCAAAATCTTCACCGCCCAAACCCAGTTGCGGCCAGCTGGTAGCAGTAGCTATCGCAGCCGTGGTAGTTCCCACCCAATCGGTAGTAGACACATGATAAAGGCTGCCGCCATGCTGGCTAGGTGTGTAAGTGACACCACTGAATGCAGTGAATGGCACCACCCAGGGCAATCCAAATGGTTGTATAGTGAAATTGTATGTACTAAAATCTTGGAAACGATTGCCGTTGATTAAGACGTGTGTATTTGCGCTGCTTGTAATGGCATTGATGTTGGTGCTAGCTGTCTGTGTTGTAGAGAGTGTGACAGATGGCGAAGTGACATTTCCCGTATACACTGCTACATTGGCAAGTCGAAAATTACCGATGTATCCTTGCCAATAACTTGCCCTACCAGAAGCAACTTCATATCCAAGCCATATACCATTGCCGCCAAAAGTGCCAGTGGGAGCAGTGCTGCTGCTTATGGTTTGGGATATACCATTAAAATAGATAGCTATGACACCAGCTGAACGCACCACAGCCACATGTGTCCAGGCATGCAGAGTAGGTGTAGCACTGGTGATGGTATCGTTGCCACTGTTGCCAACCCTGACATATGTGCCAGTACCACTAGTGACAAAGCAACTGAGTGTTCCTGTGTTATTGACTATACCGCTACT